GACAGAACGCCCTGGCGGACCTTTACAAGAACCAAGGCGGGGCGATCATGGCGGGCGATCCCAACGCGCTGAATGCTTTGGCGCAGTTTGACCCGCAAGCGGCCATGGGCGTCCAGCAGCAGCAATTCGACTTCGCCCAAGCGCAGGAAGCGGCGAGACTGAAGGCCGAGGAATACAAGCGGTCGGTTTCTGCGGCTGAGGCTGCCGCGACGGCCGCCGAGGTTGAAAAAGCGGTCAAGATGGGCCTTTCCGCCCGCTCCGCTCAGGAATGGGATGCGATGGTTTCTCAATTCGCCCCTGATCTGGTCGGGCAGTTTGCCAACCGGGAAGCCATCGCGCAAAGCTACATGAGCTTCGCGGATATCCTGAAGCGGAACGAACCGGGCGACCCGACCAAAGGCGCGCCCACCGGGTATATGTGGCAAGACCCGAACAACCCGGCGGCTGGCGTGTCCCTGATTCCGGGCTACACCCCGAAAAACGGCACCGCGCTTTCTGTCGGGCCTGATGGGACCGTCACATTCAACCAAGGCGGCTATGGTTCCGGCGCTCCGATTGGCCAAGACCCGGCGAACACCGGAACCCCGCGCGATGGCGGGAAATTCGCTGTCAAACTGTCTGAAAATGACGCAGCGGCTCTAGCGGCATCGCAACAGGCTGCGGCAAGCGCTTCGCAACTTGAAAGCATTGCGGCACAGCTTGAAACGCTATCTCCGCAAGTCGGATACACAGGGCCGGGCGGCGCGCTCTATGGCGCGGTTGACGATGCTCTTGGTGTTCTTCCGGGTGACAGCGGCTCGCGTGGCGCCTTCAAGTCTCTGGGGCTTGAGGCTCAGCTTTCGTTCACGGAAAAGACCAAGGGTGCGATCACCGACCGCGAAATGGCCACCTTCAAGGCTGCGGTTCCCGGACTTTCCCAGACACCGGAAGCCAACAAGACGATTTCGCAAGTGATCAGGGCCGGCGCGGCGCGGGTCCAGTCGAAACACAACTTCATGGAAGCATGGGCGCGCAAATATGGGTCGCTTGAGGGCTCCGAAGCCGTTTGGCAGGATTTCATGCGCGAAAACCCGATCATCGAAGGCGGGCCGGGCGGGGTCAACGTGCGCCAGGATGGCGACTGGCAGGGTTATCTCAACCGCAAACCGGTCATGGCCTATACGCCGCAAGCGATCATGGGGCTGTCAATCGAGGAACTGTCGCAGGTTCCTATCGAGCAAATGACGCCACAGCAGCTTGACGCCATTGAACGCCGCTTCAACGAATTGGGTCAGTGATGAGCGATATTCAGGACCGGATCAACGCGCGGCGGGCCGAACTCGCGAAACAACCCGACATCAAGTCGCGGATTGCGGCGAGGCGTTCGGAACTGTCCGGGGAAGTCGTCTACAGGACCGACAACGGCGGGGAAGTGCGGAAACTTCCTGACGGCTCGCTTGCTTACAAGGATTCCGGCTACGCCACCACGGACCCAGAGGCCATTTCCCGGATCATGGGCGGGGAGACGGCTGGCGACCAGAGCGCTGCCAGCTTTGACCGTTCCACGCTGGCACAGGCCCCAACTGCGGCGCGGCTCGGTGAATTCGTGCAGGGCTTCCCGCTCGTGGGGGAATACCTTGACGAAGCAACCGGCGCGATTAACCCCGGCAAGGCTGAATCTATGCGCGGGCTGTCTGGCGCGATGGAACGGCAAAACCCGGTCGAGTCCATGGCGCTTAACGTGGGCGGCGGGGTTCTGGGCACCATCCCGGCAGCGCTGGCCGGTGGGGGCGCGGCGGCTGCTAACTTCGTCGGAAAGGCGGGGTCTGCGCTTGGCCGTGTGGCGCGGGCGGCAACACTTGGCGGCGTGTCTGGTGCTGTCGAGGGCGCGGCTTCGTTCTCGGGTAGGGATAGCGAAAACCGGATTCGCGGGGCCGCTATTGGGGCGGGCGTGGGGGGCGGGCTTGGCGCGTTCCTCGCTCCGGTTGCGGATTTGCTAGGGACGGGCGCGACCGGACTTGCCAAACGCGTGAAGGGCCTTGACGTTCGCACCATCGCGGAGGAATTCGGGCTTTCCGCACCCGCCGCGCGGACCGTCAAGGAAGCCCTGATCAACGATGACCTTGCGGCGGCATCGGCGCGGATTTCCTCGCTCGGGGATGACGCCATGCTTGCCGACGCAGGCCCGGCCACTCAGGCCCTACTGGATGCGTCCAGCAAGGCTGGCGGAAAGGCTCTGGCGGTCACTCGTGACGCCGTGGAGGGTAGGGCCTCTGCTATGGGCAAGCGGCTTCCTGGCGCGCTGGATAGCATCCTTGGGGGAGTCAAGGGCATCAAGGCGGCGGCAAGGGATATTGCCGAACGGACGGCCCCCGCAAGAAAGGCGTTTTATGATCGGGTTTACGCGACGGCGATCAACTACGCCGACGACACGGGCCGGGCTATCGAGGGTGTTGTGTCAAAGGTTCCGTCGCGCGCGCTCAAGGCCGCGATCCAGGAAGCCAACGACGAAATGCAGTCCCTTGGCCTCAAGAATATGCAAATCCTGGCCGATATTGCGGATGACGGGACGGTCAAATTCCGCCAAATGCCGAACACCCGGCAGCTTGATGAGCTAAAGAAGGCGCTCGACAAGATCGGGCGCGAGGCCGTTGACCAATTCGGACGCCCAACGGCTGAGGGCGTGAGGTATCGCCGCCTCGCCGGGGAACTGAGGGATGCGCTTGCGGAGGCTGTTCCGGCCTATCGTTCGGCCCTGAAACTCGGGGGCGACAAAATCCGTCAGGATGAGGCTTTGGACCTTGGCAAGCGGCTCCTCTGGGACAGCACGACCGTCGAGGACGTGAAGTCTTTCATCCGCAACGGAATGTCAGATGACATGCGCGCGGCGGCGCGTCAGGGGCTTCGTGAGACAATCGAAAACACCCTTGGCAATGTTCGCAGGACGATCACCGACCCGAACACCGACGCGCGCGAAGCGATGAAGCTGGTCAAGGATTTGTCCAGCCGCAACAACATGGCGAAGCTGCGTTTCATCCTTGGCGGCGATGACGCGAAGAAGCTGATTGACGAATTGGAGAAGCAGGCAACGGCGCTAATCCTTCGCGGGGCTGTTGCAAGGAACTCCGACACGGCCATTCGCCAGTCGATCCAAGGCAGCGTTCGAGCCGAAGTCGCGCCGGGGGCGGTGCGCCGCACTCTCGGCAATGCGGGCAATCCGCTTGAAGCGGCAAGGGGCATTACCCAAACCCTCGCAGGAACGGACGCGCGAAGCATCAACGCAGCCGAACGGGAACAATTCGCGGAAATCGCAAAGGCCCTGACAAGCATCAGGGGGCCGCAGGCACAAGCCGCGCTTGCAGCGGTTCAAAAGGCTTTGTCGGGTCAGCCTTTGAAAGACGAGGAAGCGCGATTGATCGGTAGCGCTATTGCTTTCCTGATCCCTGGCCCCGCTCGTCAAATAGCGAAGCTATCCCTAGAAGGGCAATGAGACCAAAACCGCACCCCAACATGAATACGGGGAGCGGCAGGGCTTTAGCCGCCAACGACAGCGAGAAGCCCAAAAAGAGCACTGTCATCGGAGCGCTCACGTAGATCAGGCCGATAAGGGCCGCTCTGAGGGTTTTCATACCAGCACTATACCACAGAAAGGGGCATCGTAAAGATGGCTGACCTCGTAATTGGCGGCGCTTGGCAGGCGCTGGACGGAAACGGCGACCCGCTCCCCGGCGCGAAGGCGTATTTCTACGACACCGGGACCACGAACGCCCGCACGACCTATCAGGACAGCGGGGCGGTTACACCTCATGCCGATCCTGTCGTTGCGGATGCGAACGGGTTCTTCCCCGAGGTCTTTGTCATCGGGGGGACGGCGGTCAAGTGCGTTCTAAAGACCTCTGCCGATGTGACGGTAACGACGCAAGACCCGTGCCTGCGGATCAACGTTTCCTCATCGGCCTCTGCGGTTTCCTTCACGCCCACGGCTGAGATTGCACAGACCAACGTGCAGGACGCGATTGAACAGGTGCAGACGAACCTTGAGGCGGGGGCTTTCACAAACGTTTCAATCACCGGCAACTTGACCTTCGGCGGCACGGCGCTAATCGACATTACCGGGGCGGATACCAAGCTTGTCTCTGGGACGGCTGGATCGAATACCGACTTCGGCCTGTGGAATGCGGATGGCGATCTGGTCGGCGGGTCCATGACCTATACCCGTGGATCGCTGATTGTCGGCGGCGCGGCGGCGTGGGGGAAGCTGGCGGTCGGGACTTCGGGGCAGGTGCTGACTTCGGACGGGACTGACGCGGCATGGGCTTCCCCGTCCAGCGGCATGACCTTTCTTTCCTCGGTCGATCTGGCAAACGATGCCACAGCGGATTTTACACTAACCGCAGGATATGACGCTTACGTTTTCGAGTTGCAGAACGTCACGCCCGCGACTGACGCGACCTCTCTATGGGTTAGAACTTCAACCGATGGGGGTTCAACCTTCGACAGCGGGGCCAGTGACTACGCATATTCAGGAGTGCTGTTCGCCTCCGATGGGTCAAGCGTGACTGAGGTCGCAAATGCAGATAGTAAGATTTCGACAAACGATAATGGGACGGCGAAATACGGAATTGGCTCGGATGTTGCAGAGGACGGGGTCTCCGGGCGGTTTGTCGTAAGTGGCGCGCACCTTGCAAAAACAACCATTCTGAATTGGCATTATGGCTTTCAGGGAGCGATCCCTTTAAATGCCGTTTTCAATACGTCAATCGGTGGCGGGGTTCGTCGGTCTCAAGCTGATGTTGATGCGGTTCGCTTCCTGTTTTCGTCGGGCAACCTCGAAAGCGGCACGATCACACTCTGGGGGATGAAGAATGCGTAAAGTCGTCAACGGCGTCCGGGTTGAAATGACCCAAGAGGAGATTGACGCGCTGGAAGCATCCCGCGCGGTCGATCCTGTCGCGGAACTGGAAAGAAAGCGCGCCGGAATGGTGGTCAGCCGGTTTCAAGCCCGTGCAGCATTGTTAAACGCCGGGCTTCTGGACGCGGCCGAAGCTGCGGTTGCCCAAGCCGACGCGGTGACAAAGCTGGCATGGGCCGATGCTCTGGAATTCCGGCGCAACAGCCCGACAATCGCGGCTTTGGCGGGGATTGTCGGCCTGACCGACGAGCAGATCGACAACCTTTTCATCGCAGCGGGGAAAATCCAGGCATGACCCGCAAAGACGTTTGGCCCATCATCGCGTTCCTTTTGACGGGACCGATAACAGCGGTGGTGTATGTGCTGTTTGCCTTCGGGTTTACCGTGCATCACGCGCTGCCGGATCGGCTCAAACCTGTGTGGAGATACACCTACGGCCTGCCGTTCGCCATTGTGGACATGGCATATAACCTAACCGTGGGGGTGCTGATGTTCGGCCCGGATCGGGTGGAACTGTTCACAGCGAGGATCACCCGGAATCGTGCAAATGGCTGCGGCTTCTGCGGCTTCCTCTGCGATTGCCTGTCAATCTTTGACCCGGATCATTGCAGATGAAGCTAGGGCTAAAACTCGGCATAACACAGAATGGCGGTTCTGCCTCCGCGCCTGCTGGCCCGAACATCGCCACATTCGAAGTTGACCCGGCTGATATTTCGGCGGCCCTGACGGGCTATCCCGTTATCTTGGACCTCAGCGCCATCGGCGCTTCGTGGTGGTCGAGTGTCGCAACAACGGACGGGGCTGACATCACGGCCAAGGTCGGCGGAACGCAAGTTCCGATGGACATTATATCCATCGACACCGGGGCGAAGACCGGCTTTGTCGCGGTGCTGGCGGACCTGTCGGACAGCGTGACCACATCAATTACACTGACGGCGGAAGACAACGCATCCGCCACGTTGCCAGCCGCCAGCGATACCTATGGGTCAGAAGCGGTCTGGGCGGCATATGAGGCGATCTATCTGCTTGACGGCAATCTGAACGACCGCACCGCCAATGGGCGCGACCTGAGTATTGTAGAGGGCAGCGCGACCTACTTGACCGCGCAAAGCTACGGCGTCGGGCGCGGTCTGGATACGTCCGGCGGGGCTTTCAAGGCCACATCTTCGGGTAACACAGACATATTGAACGTTGCTCCAGCCACGTGGATGGCGGCGGCGCAACAGACAGTCGCCAACTCCAGCAACCAGCAGGTTTTCGGGACGTTGGGAGCGGCGGGCAGCAACGTCAATCGCGCTGGTGTAGGTGAGGATGCCGCGACCAGCAGATGGGCTGGATTCAGCAACGATGGCGGCGGGTTCCTGACAACATCCCGCGCCATCTCAACGGCTTCCATCATCCATGCCACATATGACTCCAGCAGAGACTTTGGCACAGGTTTTCGTGTTCATTTGGATGGCAGCTTTGCAGTGCAGGAGACGTCTACCGGAACAGATTTGAGTGTTGTTATCATGCTTGGCGCGCTTGAAGGTACCGCTGACTCCTCCTGGCGCGGATACATCTGGATGGCCTCCCTTATGTCCGTCGCCGCGTCCGATGCGTGGATTGCCGCCGATGGGAAGAACTGGAACCGCTCAGTTGGATTGGCGACTTATGCCGGGCTTTCGTGAAATGGACATCGCATAAATGCGCTTGGGCCTTAAACTTGGGCTGACCCAAAGGTCAGGTGCGTCCGCGCCTGCGTTTCTTTCGTCCGTCATCATCCGCGCGGTTGCGTCCGACTGGGGCGGTTCGTCACTGGTCGGGGATGGCGTCACGCTCGCCCCTGTCTCGACATCCCCAACGCCTTCCGGGGATGCGCTGGTGTTCGACGGGACGGCGAACGTCCTGACCGGGGCGGTTGATTTCGACCTGAACGGCAAGGCCATTCTGGTCTGCGGCAAGGCGACGGGGGTCAACAACGCGCAAGACGCCATCCTGACGATCACAGGCGGGCTTGGGTCTGCCAACCTCGAAGCCCAAACAACGGCAACGTTCAAGGGCCGCATGAGGTCGGCGGCGGGCTATGGGTTCGGCACGACCCTTCTAGGCCCGGCTGATGGGTTGAACGCGGTCGAGGACTTGATCAACAAGCGCGCCGTGTTCGTGTGGAAATTTGGAACGACGCAAGCGAAGATCACGGCGGGGGCCTATGGCGCCGCGACAACGACCATGACCGAAATCGCGCGGGCCATCACTTCCATAACGGTGGGCCGCAACGCCACGACCAACTACATCGGCGGCGAGTTTTACGAACTGATGGTGCTGGACACCACAGATGACGAAGTAATCGCATCGGCAGCGGAATATCTCCGGTCAACCTACACCGCCGACGCGGCATATATCACCGCGATGTGGGACGGCACGGTTTCCAACCTCGGGGATAGCATTTCCGTGGGCGTGGGGGCTACCGGGTCGAATTCGTGGGCGCAACAAACGGCGCGGAACTTCACCGCAAGCCGGACAAACTACGGCATCGCCGGGGCGCAGATTTCCCCCTTCGGTCTGACTGTCGGGGTTGATGATGCGAAGATTGCCGCTTGCTGGTCGCGGGTCACGGCGACGGCTGGCAATTTCACCGGCAACGCGGCGGCGTTCCTGTTTGCAGGGACAAACGACTACGGCAACTCCGATGTGCCACTAGGAACCATTTCCAGCACAGACGAAGACACGTTCTACGGGGCGTTGAATGTGGGCTGGACGGCCTTCCTTGCGAACGCTCCTTCCACAATGCCGTTGTTCATTTTCACGCCGATATACCGGACCGACGAGAGCGCCAACGGGGCGGGCCTGACGCTTGAGGATTACCGGGTCGCTATTCGGGCTTGGGTAACAGCGAAGGCCAGCGCGCGGATCAAGCTGGTCGAAATGTCCGGCTCCGGGATTGGGGATTCCGACCTGACCGATGGCCTGCACCCGAATGATACGGGTCATGGGAAAATCACCACCGCCGCCACCCCGCAGATTGCTGCTTACTACGGAATTTCGCGATGAGCCTTCACGACAAAATCGACACGACATCCCTTGCCACTGGTTTTGTCTCGGCTTGCGGCGCCGGGTTTCTCTGGCTTGTCCGAAGGGTGCTTACAAATCAGCGCCAGATCGAAATGCTTCAATCCGAAATCCAGCACAGAGACAGGTTGCGCAATGAGGACCGGGAAGCCGTCAAGGAAGTCCGGGATGACGTGAAGGCCCTTCGTTCTGAAATCCGGGAATTATTCAGGAGGCAGGAATGAAGATCAACAAGGCGACGGTTGACCTCGTGAAGGAATTCGAGGGCTTCCGGTCTGAGGCTTACCTTGATCCTGTCGGCATCTGGACTATCGGGTATGGCACGACCGCTGAGGCAGGTCTTGGAATCGCCCCGCGCCCCGGTATGCGGATCACGCAGAAGGAGGCCGAAACCTACCTGATGCTAGGGCTTGAGAAGTTTGCCAAGCGCATCGCCCCGATGATCAAGCAGCCCATCACGGAAAACGAATTCGGGGCGTTTGTGTCGCTCGCCTATAACATCGGGCCGGGCGCGTTCCTGAAATCAACCGCGCTTCAGGCGTTCAACGAAGGCAAGAAGGACAAGGCGGCAAACGCCATTCTGATGTGGAACAAGGCCACGATTAACGGGGTGCGCAAGGCGCTGCCGGGGCTTGATCGCAGGCGCAAGGCCGAGCGGGAATTGTTCCTGCGCCCGGAAACCAAGGGCAAGCCTGTGGCCGCTGTCGGGCTGGGGGTGCTGATCCTGGCCGCGATTGCTTCTCTCTACGATGAAATCATGGCGGCGATCACGTCGCTGTTTGGGGGCTGACATGACGGAACTATTCCCGTTCGTTCGTATCGGGCTTTATGCCTTCGCCGGTTATCTGGCCGGTCAGGGTGCCGATAGCTACGTTGTCGATTACATCAGAATGGACCCGGACCTTGCCGCCGCCGTTGTCGCTGCAATCGCTGGCGCATGGTATGCCGCCGCAAAGAAATTCGGCTGGACGAAGTGATCTGGGGCTTCCTCATTCCGGGATGGGTCAAGCGCCTCGCCGTTTACGCCGTGGCGGGGGCTGTCGCTGTTCTAGGCATCTTCGCCGCCGGAAAGCGGGAGGGCCGTCTGCGGGCCAAAACAGACGCTCTGGAAGCGGACAGGAAAGCGGACAGGAGAATGGACAATGCGGATGTATCACGCGGTGATACCGCTTCTGATCGTGAGTGGCTGCACAAGCGGTCCAAGCGGTGAAAGCGCGCTTTGTGCTAGGGCGCAGGGGCCGATCAAAGCGCATGCTTCCGCGCTGGTGGAAGATGGCGGTCCGAAGAGTGTTTCAACGGGCCGAACGCTGATTGCGATCATCGACGCGGGCTGCGGGCGGTAGAAAACCCCGGACAGGATGCGTGATTGTCCGAGGGTTTGTGAGCGCGGGCCGGGCGCTACTCCGGCTTGCGATTTCCGCACGTTTACGCTGACGCCTAACCTCGACTTCGTGCGTCATTTAACGGAACCAGCGTCACCGCTGGCATTCAAGCCCTGATCAGAATGGCTGCGTGTCTGCTTTCCACGCCGCCGCGCTCATCCGCCTATTTTAACCCAACAGCGAAAGGACACGCAATGGCAAAGATCAAAGCCCTCTGGGCATCTCTCACGCTTCGCAAGAAGCTCCTTCTCGCCGTCGCGGTCCTGATCCGGATCGGCATCGCGACCCAAGGAAAGGCGCAGCAGAATTGCGGGCCGATGGAAAACGTTTTTGCCGCGCTGTCGCAAAAATACGGCGAGCAGCCGCTTTCCCAAGGGCAAACCCCGCAAGCCCTGTTCCAGTTCTGGGCCAATACCGCAACCCGATCCTGGACGATTGTTGCCGTCCTTCCCAATGGCGCGGCCTGTCTGGTGGCATCCGGCGAGAATTACGAAACAATCGCCCCGGTGCCGAACGTCTAAGTATTGCGGCAAGCCTTTACAGGCACACAAAATATTGGGAAAATGCCCCATGCTTACGGCAGATCAAATCGCCGCTTTCGAGGCGGAAAGCCAGCCCGCCTTTACCGCCGGGAAAGCGTTTGTCCGGCGAAAGCGAAAGGGCCTTCCGCCTGACAGGTGGGCAACCACCAATTCCATGGAACTCGTCGCGGAATGCATCGAAAGGCAGTGGGCGATTATGGCGCTCATGACCGATGTCATTTCCAACATGCAGGCGGAGCTAATCCGGCGCGGCGATGAAAGCATTGGCGTCTATGACCGTAACGGCAACAGGACAAGCTGATGGGCAATCCCGGATTTGCGGATGATGATCCGCGAATTGCCGAGGCGGCTGAACTTGTCGCCCGTTACGGCGATGTAGCGGCGGCGTCGAGGGCATCCGGCATTCCAGATACAACCCTTCGCAGGCGATACAGCCAAGCCAAGCGCGACCCCGGAATTCGCGCGGCAATGCGGGCCGTCAATACGGAAATGGTGCCGAAGTCGGCTTGGCTTAAAACCAAACCTGACGAGGAAGGCAACAGCTATTCCGTCCAGCTTGTTCCGAAGCAGGAAGGCATCACGCTAGAAGATATTCGCGCGGCCTTCGAGGGGATGAAACCGTCAAAGCCGGTTGTCGCCCCAAAGCAGGTTCTGGACGATCTGTGCGCCGTGTATCCCCTATTTGATGCGCATGTCGGGCTTCTGGCGTGGGGCAGGGAAACCGGCGATCAGGATTACGACCTAGACCACGCTGCCAATGATATGCGAATGGCGCTGGCGAAGGTTCTGGCAATCACCCCGAAGGCGAAGCAGGGCGTCCTTATCATCGGCGGCGACTATCTCCACGCGGATGACGACACGGCCCAAACCCCGCAATCAAAGCACAACCTCGACGTTGACGGGCGGCAGTTCAAAGTCCTTGAGGTCGGCGTGTCAATTTTAGGGGATGTTGTTGAGCGCCTATTAGGTCATCATGAGAACGTGCGAATTCGCGTCATGCGGGGCAACCATGACCCCCACGCGCACATGGTCATCACCTTCGCCCTTTCGGAGCGATACCGGGATGAGCCAAGGGTTACGGTCGAGAAAGACCCCCGCGACCTGTTCATGTTCCAATGGGGCAAGTCCGCAATCATCGCGCACCATGGGGACAAGCGGAAGCCGCAAGACATGGTGATGCTTGCCGCGAACGTCTGCCCCTTCTGGTCCGAAACGCGGCACCGCCACTTCCTGACCGGTCACGTTCACCACGACAGCGCCAAGGACTTCCACGGCATTCGATGGGAAAGCGTCAGGGCGTTCTGCCCCCCCGATGCTTACGGGGCACTGTTCGGCGGAAAGCGCACGTTCCAGGCCATGACGTTTCACATAGCGGATGGACTTGTGCTTAGGGCAATGGACCCGATTGAGCGGTGAAATACGTCACCTTCACCGATGGCGTCCTGCGCTGCTATGTCAGGGGTGAGTTGGTGTTTGAAAAGCAGATGACCGCCCGTGAGGCGGTCGCTCTGTCTGAGGCGTTGATCGGTGGCGCGCTCAGGGCTGAGTGGTAGACTTCAGCGCGCGGATGGTGCGCGAAAGCCGATCCATTGCAGCGTCAAACGTCTCTCCATCCTGAGCGTAACTTTTCCAGCGGTCGTTGATTGCAGCCACCTCCTCCAGTGCGTCATTGCGGGCCGTCGCCAGCTTGGCCTCCAGTTCCTCGATGCGGTTCTGTAGGCAGTCGATGTCATCCTCTTTGTAGAATGAACCATCGGCCAGAGCAGCCTCCAGTTCCTCGATGCGGGCTGCGGCTTCCATCCTGAGTGCGCTCATGTAGTCAGGCCGCACTTCATTCAGGCAGGCGGTGCAAATCCACTGACCACGGCTGTTGACCTCAACGGCTTGCTGACCGCACATTCCACAATGGTGCAACCCTTCGGTGATCCGTTCTTTCAGGTCATTCATTTCAGCTTCCCCATAATGGCGCGGAGGTCAGTGAGGGCGTCAATGGTTTCCTCACACATTGAGCCTTCCGCGTAGGCTTCAAAGGGAACTATCTCCACCCCTCCCATATCCACAGGTTCGGTCTGCGACAAATGCCAATCGTGTTGGCGCATTAGTGCCGCCTCCACCCTCGCCAGAACGTCCACGTCGAACGCCGCCAGCTTGGCCTCTGCGGCTTCGGCGCGGGCCTTGAGAAGTGCCGCGCACTCAGGTACCTTCGCGGTCAATATCTCCCCGCTGTCAACGCCATCGTCGCGGATAGTCACGCCGACATCGCGCATGTGCTCTCCGGCTTCGCGCAGCCACTCAAGAAAGGCGGCTTCGGCGGCGCTGTGCAGGCGCGCCGACTCGATCCACGCATCACGCTCGACCTCCAACTGCTCGATGCGGGCGTCAAGAAGGGCGATGGTCGCGTCTCGGCAGGCCACGGCGTCCGGGAACGTCTCGCGCTCATCATCGGTCAGTTCACGCCGGATCGTTTCGCCCGTCTCGGGGTCCACCGTGTCATGGAGCGATTTCAGCGTTCCGGGGCCGTCAACCTTCGCCAGAATGGCAAAATCGTGATCTTGTTCTACGACGTAAAGAATTCCGCCAGCCCCGTTGGCGAATTTTCCACGCCACACCAGCGGCTTTACCTTGATGGTCATTTGGTGGCCTTTCACATAGGGTTGCAGTCAGGGCATCCGCAGGAGAGCGGGTGGTTATTTTCCACATGAGTGGATATGAACTGGTCACAAGCCGGATCGTCGTGACGTTGGGAGTGGAAGTATTTGTCGCACCAGTCCGGTATTTTCAGACCTTGCAGCCGATATCCGCGTTTGAAAAACGCGCAGTCCGCGCATGTCTCGCTCATTTGGTGGCCTCGTCTGTGGTGGGGGCGGATGCGAACAGGCGAGCGTTTTCTCGTTGCAACTCCATGTATGCCTCCCATCGCGCGGTTGATACGACACCCTCCCCGAAGCAAAGGCGGCACTCCTCCTCGCCGTAGTTGTCGCAAACGCACAGATCGCCGCCGCAATGGCAGTCCCTAAATCCCCACCCGGAACAGTGCGGGCATTGGGCGGATTGGTCGTCATAGTCGTAGTCGTCATCCATTCCGGCCTCCTGTGTGGTTTGAGAGATTCCGCTTTGGTTTCCGCTTTGTCCCGCCTGTTTTTGCGAAACATATCAACGCGGAAACCCCTTGTTTTTCTGGCGAAAGTGCCGTTTCGTTCGCCGGATTCAAAATCCGCCGCCGTAAGGCGTTCGGGTTCGAGTCCCGACTTGGGCACCAACTTGATTTCATTGCACTTTCCGGCGCAAGGCCCGTCGCGTTTCTGACATCCTGAACCGTGTTTGAAAGTGTGTTTGAAAGAATCACGGTTTGGTTTCAGTTTGTTCTAGTGCGGCGCGAAGCCTAAGAACCTCCGCCGCAAGATCAGGAGCCATCGCGATAAGCTTTGCGTTTGCGTGAAATTCCGATTCTGGAAAGGCGCCATACGCCATAAACTCTCTCATTGTGGCAGTAGGGTCATCAGCGGTTGGCGCCGCGACATAGAACTCATCGCCCCAAGGCGTTTCAGTCGCGCTGGCGACAGGATGATCATGCGGGACGCTCCATATCATGCCGCATGCACATGACCCGTCTCGGCAGGCTTTCCACGGTCCCGCCGTGGCCGCGTCTAAAATTTCCCGAAGATCATCACTCATCGCCCTTGATCCTTTCGACATCATCCTTCACGGCCTCGATTTTCCGCCGGATCGCGGGGGCATCTTCCTTGCGCACCCATCCGGCGATGTGAACGAAGCCCGCCCTTTCGAGCAGTGTCTTTAGCGTCTTGCGGTTCATTATTCTCATTCCACATAATTACATGCGCGGTAACGCGTTTCAACCCCCATCGCGCTTCTTTTTCGCAGATTTCGCGCGCATTTCCTGCCTCGCTGCCCCGGATTTCAGCAAGTCACTTGCCAGCTTCAGAATGTCGGCCTTGCGGCGGATGATGGCGGTCATCAGAACCACTCCCCTAGCACCTCATCCAAAGCCCGCTGCACCTGTGGCAGAAGGTCATAGTCGGGACCGTAAAGCCGTTCCCATGTCTCTTGCGCGTTGTGATAGCCAACCTTGTCCTCGTCGCCTGGAACATGACGAAGCTTGTGGTGGTGACTGTGGCAAAGCGGGATTGTCTCCATGTCGCTTGCCTTCGTCTGTCCGTAGCGACCGGATTTGCAATGGTGGACCTCTGTCTTGCTGTTCTGGGGCAGCCCGTATAGGTAGCAGATGATGCACGGCAGGCTTGCTACCCGCGCCATGTGGTCGCTGCCATGCTTGCCGCGAACGGGCTTGGCGGATTTCTGTGGGATGGGGCGGTCGGTGAGGTTCATTGCTGCACCTGAAACGCCGCTACCGAACCGCAGCGCGGACAGTAGCAAATCTTCCCGGCGGCGCGAAACCCAACCCAATCGCAATTCCCGCAAACAACCCGAAGAAGCTTCATCCCTGCCCCCCCCAGATATCCACGCCCTTTTCGGCGCACCACGATTCCACGAAGGTCTGCAAATCCGCCATCTGACGGACGGACAGCTTTGACGACCGAAACCCATTCGGGAAGAATGACCCGTCCAGAGACGGCAGGAATTGCACTTCCTCGCCCATCGCTCTCATGAAGATCGCCTTCCACTGGTCAGGCGCGTATTTCTTGCCCCCAAGGTCCATTGTCAGGGACACGCGGCCCAAAAGCGCCCATAACCTCGAATTCTGCTCCACCGACCGCGTGGGCGGCTTGAATTCCACATACCAATCATGCGGGACGCGCTCCGCCCATCGAATGGCTTTGGCGCGCTCCTTCTCATTGGTGATGTGTAGGGTATGGGTCATCCTGCCCTCACGTTACCGGCCCAATGCTCGCTCAGGGCTTCCCTTGCCTGCGCATAGGACACGCCCACAGACGCGGCGGCACGGGCCGCACATGCCCGAACGTCAGCATATGCAAGCCCGCCCTCGCGGCGCTCCTCCGCCTCATAGGCGGCGATGATCCTGGCTTTCTGGTCAGGGGTCATCAGAAAGGAATCTCCGAGTCATCGAAGTCTTGCCGCAAGGGTTCCCGGCTCTGCTGTTCGCGGGGAGTGTCCATTTCCTTCGGCCCGTCCAGCATCACCAGCCCCCCTGCGAAGGGACGGATGACAACCTCTGTCGTGTAGCGGTCGGCGCCGGACTGGTCCTGCCACTTGCGGGTTTCCAGCTTGCCTTCGATGTAGACCTTCGCGCCCTTCCGCAGATACTGTTCCGCGACCTTGGCGACACCTTCGTTGAAGATGGCCACGGAATGAAACTCGGTGCGCTCCTTGCGCTCGCCCGTGGATTTGTCTCGCCATGTCTCGCTTGTGGCGATGTTGAGGTTGACCACCTTGCCCCCGTTCGGGAAGGTGCGGGTTTCGGGGTCGCGCCCCAAGTTCCCGATGAGAATGACTTTGTTGACGCTGCTCATGCTGCGACCCTTTCCTTGAGAGACGCAATCTTCGCGTCCAGTTCTGCAATGAATGTTTCGACTTCGGTTTCCATGGCAGATAGTTCGCCAGGTTCCGGGGTTACTCTTGTTGACCAGAGTTGCATGTCGCCAGGCAGGCGCGGATCGAAGGACACGAAGTCACACCACGCGCGCCCGGTGCAGGCCATCTGCCAGAGCATCTGCTTGCGGTATTTGTCCGGCACCGCGTTTGCCAGCAGGGTTTCGATGTGGGTTGCCGTGTTCGGGCACTTGATTTCCAACAGCCCATCGTCACCGACAAGACCGTCAGGCGAAGCCCCGGCCATGGAGATTGACGGGTGATCGACAAAGCCAACCTCCTGCACGTCATTGCCGGTCAGGAATTCATAGGCGGCGCGGGCCTGCGGTTCCGTATCGGTGCCCCATTGCATCGCTGCGTTTGTGAAGCGGTCGGCCTGCGATCCCGTGAGGCGTTCGCAGATCAGTTCGGCCATGTAATTTGCCCGGCTGGCGCTGTATCCGGTCTTGGTGCGCGCCATCAGGTCAGCCATGCGGCTTGCCGTGACTTTTCCGAGTCTGGCCGCAATCCATTCGTCGCTGCCCTGTATCATTTTACACCCTTCTTTTTCCGCAGCGCGGCCATCGCCGTGTCGAATTGCTGCAAGGTCATTTCTTCGAGAGACGGCGCGCCGATGTAACGCAGCATCTTTTCAGCGTCCGCGCCGGTTTCCTCGATCAGGTTGGACAGCGCGACGAATTGATCCGCGTTGATTGGCTTGGCCTTCGATGCGGTGCGCGCGTCATCATCCGGCGCAGCGGCAAGACCAAGCGCGGATTTCAGCGTGTATCTTTGGAGATACGTCACCGCGCTTCCAACCGCCTGAATGTGGTTTTTGTTCCCAGATTCGTCCGGAGCGCTTTCAAGGGTGGTTTCTTCCGAATAGCCGTCCCGATGGGAAATGATGCAGGTCACGCGAACCGTGCGCCCATCTTGGCTTGTGCGGAATCGATAGGACAGCCCGTATTTTGTCAGGATAGGGTCAACCGTGCGCGCAATTTCTGCCATGTCCTCGTGGCGGTAATTCGTGCGGCCCTTCTGCGATGTGAAGTCAACTTCGCGGTTCTTGAAGATCGGCGGGATTTCCGCTTTCGCCGCAGAAATGGCTTGGTCGAAAGCCTTGCGACCCTGATTGGCCTCCCATCTCTCCTGAAGCGCCATCAGGCGTTCCAGAGCCTCGACGCTGGCCCCTGACTGCACGGCCCGGTCAATCATGTCCATCGGCGTAAGCGCGGTGTTTTCGCGCTCGACGGGGATAACCTGCACGTTGCTCATTCCGTTCCCTCCTGGATAGACCGCACGTCATACGCGGCCTTGTGAATTGCCGAGACTGTCCACATTGCGAACAGTCCCGCGAAGATCAGCGCACATGCACAGATGATTGCCGCGCCCCATCCCGCGCCCTTGTCGTCATCGAAGTGGGGGTCCATCCTTGCGGCGAGGCGTTCATGATGCTGCCGGGCTTCGAGGCGGGCCTGCGCTTGCAGGGTTTCGTAGTCATCGAAGAGTTTGTGGACGGTCATGTCGTGACCTTCACCAGCTTGCCGCCGATACAGCGATACCATGTGTCAGGCTTGATCCCGTCGCGCCCGACGATACCGCAGGCATTGGATACAATCGGCCCGTCCCATGTCGCGCGCTCGACGGCGTAAAGTCCGCAGCCGTATGACCCTCGAACCATACCCATATACCCGTCAGCATGGGCGTTTGAGTGTTCGCCCGATGCGGTGGCCGCGCCACGAGTGCCCGATGCGGTGGCCGCGCCACGAGTGCCCGATGCGGTGGCCGCGCCACTAGTGCCCGATGCGGTGGCCGCGCCCTGATCGCCCGATGCGGTGGCCGCGCCACTAGTGCCCGATGCGGTGGCCGCGCCACGAGTGCCCGCTG